AGGCGCGTATCTGGACGAAACCATGGAAACCGGTGATGGAGACCAGGCCGCCGGTGTGATCCGGTTCCCGGTTATCAGTGGATCGATTGAAGTCGTCAAGGTTTCGGGCGCAATCCAGAATGTCAAGACCTCTCAGGCGACCATGGATACGGTCCCAATCACCACAGACGAATATGAAGCGGCGTCTTATGTGAAGACCCGTGATCTGCGCAAACAGGGGCCGAAGGAACAGGCCAAAGTTGCAAACGAAATGAGCAAGTCAATCAACAAGAAGAAGGACTTCTTGAAGCTCGATGCGCTCAACAATTTCGCAGAAGTCGGATCCACCCATCTAACTCACGGTCCGAAGCTTGTTGAAACTTACGGTACCGGCTCCGTAATCATCGATCTCCTCCATTTCCGTGCAATGGCATCGCGGATCCAAGGCAAGGGCGTCGATGGCGCTCTTTATTGGCCGATCCCGGAAGTCTGGATGGATCAGCTCGAAATGTACAAGGAATTTTCGAACGCTGATTACACGGGCGATAAGGATCTACCCTTTGCCAAAATGGACAATGTTCGAAAGGCAACGAAGCGCGGCGTTCATATCTTCACGTTGCCGGATGAGTATTTCAGATATGGCACGGGCCGGTTCGGCAGCAATTCGGACCCGAACATCCCATTCGACGATACGGGCTATCTTGATACTTTCATGTGGACCAAAGAGGCCATGGGCGCGCAAATGGACTGGTTCCAGTCCAACGTTAGCGTCACGCCGCAGCCACAGCTTCAGGGGACACCCTTCCTGTTGAAGGCTGGTCTGGACGGTGCCGCCATCGGCATCCTTCCCGAACAGGTCAAGCGCATTCGCATGAAAGCGATCAACGAAGCTGTTCGTCCGGCTTAAGGCCGCAGGCGCGCAAGGGGCTGCACGTCAGCCCTTTTACTTCCCTAAATTCTGGAGTTCTCGAAAATGGCTCATGTTCCAATTGCGTTGCAGCGCTATCACGAAAGCCACCTTTCCGGCGCATTCGTGTCCTGGTTCCACTACGCGACCAACGACACTTCCGCCGAGGTGCAGACCGCCAACTATTTCAATGACAGCGCCGACACTTTGAAGGTCGGCGACGTTATTGAGGCAATCGTGGATGCAGACGGCACTCCTGCATTCGTGCGCATGCGCGTTGCCACCAATGACGGCACCAACGTGACGGTCACCGTCCTGGCCTGATCCTGATCGGCCGGGCGGCCTGGAGCTGCCCGGCATCCTTCCTTTTTGAGGTGTGAAATGGTCGACAAAGTTTCAATCGTGAACATGGCCTTGTCCGAGATCGGTCATTTCACAACCTTCTCGCTGGATGCAAATGATGATCTGGCAGACGCTGTTCACCAAAGCTGGCAGCGGGCTATTGATCATTGTGTGTCTCTTCACGACTGGAAAGATTTTCGACGGACCCGGAAGCTGCGCCGTCTGACAGACGCCCCTGAAACCGGATGGACCTATGCGCATGAGCTTCCCGGTGATCGTGTTGGTGAACCACTGAAAATTCTTTCGCAAGCCGGGCAATCGCCCGTTCCGCTGCGCGAATTCGACCGCGAAGAAAACTTGATCCTTTGCGAAACGCAGGATGTCTGGGCGCGGTGCAAGGTGATCCTGGAGCCCGTGAGTTGGGATGGCGGTTGGCGTGCCGCGTTCGTGATGGCGTTGGCAGGTTATCTGGCCGTTCCGGTTTTGCAGTCCGAGGACATGAAAGAAAAGAAACACCGGAATGCGTTCGGCACGCCTTCCCAGGAAGGGGCTGGCGGGATGTTTGGTCGGCTCATGGCGCAGGATCGAGCATCCGCGCCGATTGGGTCGCCGATTGCAGACGCTGATCCGCTTTCGCAGGCGCACGGTGCTGGTAGGCGGATGTCCGGTCCCTGGTATGGAGGTTGCTAAGTCATGACCAGTCAACCCGGTCCTCTGAAAAGCTCCTGCAATGCAGGTGAGTTCGGTGATGATCTGGAAGGCAAGATCTCACTGAAACAGTGGTATTCCGCTGCCAAGAACATGAAGAACGTAGAGCCCATTCCGCAGTCCGGATTTCAATTGATGCCTGGAACGGCGCTTGTTGCGCAAGGGACCTCAAACAAGGTTCGGCATGGCACACTGAAAGTGTCGCCGCAGCTTTCCTATACTCTGATTTTTTCGCCTGGAAAGGTGGACATCTATCGCAATGACCGGGTGAAAGTCGCGACAAAGACGATCTCGGTGATCACCGAAAGTAATCTGCTGGAACTGAAGTTCTATGGAGAGGCGAACACGTTCGGGATCTTCCACGAAGATTTGCAGACGATCCGGCTTTTCAGAAATGAAAGCGATGACACTGTTTGGACCGTCGATAGCTGGCCGTATGAAAAGCTGCCGGAAGTGGACCTTGGCGGAACCTATCAGAAGGATCCGGACATCTGGGAAGTGGGGATCCGCTGGTCCGATGGTGTCAGCTACATCGTTCTGGAACTCGATATTGAAGGCGAGTTTACCAACGGTATCGAGATTACAGATCTGGGCGGCGGATGGGGAACATTGGTCTCGGACTTGCAGACCCAGCTCCGCGATCTGCCCAGCATGTCAGATGGTCTTACCGTTTCCGATGAAGGCAGCAAGGGGCAGACCAGATATCGTCTCTTGAAGATCACATTCGGCGGGGATCTGTCCGGAGCCGAGTATCAGCTCAATGCGCGGATCGACAACACGGCCGATGCCTCGGTGTTGGCCTATCACCCACAGAAAGGCAAAACCCACGGGGAACAGCTGGTGAGTGCTTCGCAAGGCTGGTTCTCCGGAATGGATCTCTTCCAGGACAGGGCGGTCTATTTTGCGCCGAAAGCCCGTAAAGCCGCCGTAGCGATGTCTCGGGTCGGTGAATATTTCGATCTGAACATTGAAGCGTCGGGCGATGCAGCTGCGCGCCTGGAAGCGCTCCGCACGAAAACATCCGAAGAAATCCAGTTTGTCTATGAGGGCAAATATCTCCTGGGCTTCACCGATCAGGGCGAATGGTTCGTTTCCAATCGGGTGATCAAGCGCGATGAGCCGGTGAACTGGGTGCGCACATCCAATCACGGGATCCACCCGCAAATCCCGCCCGTCGAAATGGAAGGCAGGGTGTTCTTCATGTCGTCCGGCCGCAGGGGGGCGAATGAGCCGGAGAACTTTGACGTCGGGCAAGCGCTGTTTTCCATGACTTATGATGACGTGGCAACCAGTTTTGACGCAGTACCTGAAAGCTTGCTGGCATCGCATTTGATTGCGGACGTGGAAGGGGGCGCACTGCAAAAGAAGGTTCGCAAACAGGATGCGGCCCGGCTTTGGCTGCGGGACCGCTTCGGGCGTTTGATCCTGGGCGTGGTGATCAAGAACCAGGAGATTGTTGCTTTTTGCGAGTGGATCGGAGCGGAAGCCGGGAAGGTACTTGAGCTGTCAGTTGATGGGCAGAACCAGGTCTGGCTGACAATCGACCGGGGCGGCATCATTACCCATGAAATTATGGAAGAACAGGATTTGAACCTGTTCCAGGGATCTATCCGTGGGCAGACAGATCTAGCCGGAGAATTCTCTGGTTTGGATATCTGGAACGGTCGGCAGGTCTGGGCGCGTGCCGATGGGCATATCCTCGGTCCCTTCACGGTTTCAGGCGGGAAGATTGATCTCGGGGATCCGTATTCGGACGTTGTTGCCGGTCTGTGGCAGCCGCCGCTTTATGAGGGTCTGCCGCTGTTCAAGGTTTTGCCCAACGATGAAATCCTGCATCGGCCGGGCCGGATCCATTCGGTTGTTACCAACATCATCGACACGGAAAGCATTGCGATTGGCGCGAATGGATCGCCGCCAAGGGATCGTCCGTTGATTGAGGCGTCTGACGACATGAGCAAACCGATGCCGCCGAAGAAAAAGCAGGTTCGTGCAACCGCCATTCCAGGCCACGTCATGGGGCCGACTGTGGTTATCACTCAGAACCGGCCGGGGCGGCTGCGGGTTCGCGATTACACTCCGGAGGCGAAACTCTAATGGAAATGGCATTTGCTTTGTTGGGCGGGTTGGGTGCTGGAGGCGGAACAGCTGCTGCGGGAGCTGCTACCGCCGCTGGAACAGCGGCAGGTACCGCCACTGCCGCGACCGGACTGGGTGCTGTCGGATCCACGTTGACGACAATCCTCCAGGGTGGGGCGACCCTGCTCGGCATGATGGCGACCATAGAGGCCGGGGATCAGGAAGCGGACATGTATGAGGCCAAGGCGATTGATGCGCAGGCCGAGAAGCCGCTTGAAACCTTGCAAGGGATCCAGCGCCGCACCGGGTTGAAACAGGAACTTATTGAAACGCTCGGTGAACAGGAGACCGCCTTTGCGGCTTCCGGTGTCGATCTCAGTTTCGGCACTCCTGCGGAAGCCCGAAGCGATGCCTTGCATGAGGCGGATCGTGCGCTGACCGGCGAAAACGCGACTGAGGAAACGCGGCTCAATCGGCTGGATGAACGCACGTCGCAATACCGTCTGACTGCCAAGCGGGCGCGCAAATCCGCTCGCCGCACCGCCTTGGCTCAAGGGCTGTCCTTTGGTGTCGGCGCGTTTTCACGGGGATAAGTCATGTCAAATCGTCAGCGTCAAGCTGTTCGCTACCGCCAGTACAAGCCCCAGCCTCGTCAGGCCGAAGGGCTTCTCCAGGTGGCTCGGGACAACGGCGATCTGGAGCGCCGTGTTGCAAGCGGCATGATCCGGGTCGCCAGCCAACTCGGCAAGTTCGCCGACCGGCAGGCCGCGATTGAAGGGGAGCAAGCCGGGATCCGTGATGCCCTGGCGGGCGCTCCGCAGTCCGGAACGGTCACGGCAGGATCCGCACCACGCGGAATTGTCGTCGGGGCAAAGGACGCCAATGAAGTCGCAGGTCGAGCGCGAGATTATCTGGTTGAGAAACATGGGTTGCAACCGTTCCAGGCAGCGGCAATTGCCGGTCATGGAATGCAGGAAAGCGGTTTCAATCTGAAGGCGGTCGGAGACAACGGCACCGCG